AAAAGGAAAAGGAGGCAATGGATCGCGCCAAGTCGAGTCGGCGGTAAGATTAAGCGAGTGCTGGTGCGGTCGTGGCGGAATCTACTATTAAGCTGCTTGTTGACGCTTCAGGCGCAGTTGGGCCACTAAAAAAGGTTACGAAAGAAACAGAGAAACTAGAGGGCGCAACCCGTGGCCTTAAAGGTACAAAAAAAAGTTTTATTGGTATAGGGCAAGGAGCAAAAGCAGCGTCTGTTGGGGTTAAAGGGTTAGGCGCGGCATTTTCTGCGGCTTTAGGGCCTCTTACAGCGGTTGTTGGGGCAGCGGCAAGCCTTGGCCAAGTTTTCAACGTCTTACGTCAGCAAGATTTTTCTGAAGCAAAGGTTCGTTCGCTTGGTGTGAATAGCGAAGAACTCACTGCTCGATTGAAGGATGTAAGCACTGAACTATCTGGTCAAGCCAGCGTTCTGGATCTAACGGGGGCAGCTTATGACGTGGCATCAGCTGGTTTTAACAATGCAGCGGATGCAGCGTTAATCCTCAAAGCAGCAAGCCAAGGCGCAACGGGTGGCTTTTCTGACATCAACACGGTTGGAGATGCAACGACCTCTGTCCTAAACGCTTACGGCTTGGAGGCTGATAAGGCAGCAAAGCTGGTTGATGGCTTTATTCAAACGCAGAACGACGGCAAAATCGTCATTGGCGAGTATGCCGCCAACATTGCAAAGGTGGCCCCTGTCGCAGCTGCTTTAGGCGTACCACTTGAAGAGGTTAACGCTGCTGTCGCTCAAATTACAGCAGGCGGCCAAGGAGCAGAAGTTACGTTTACTGCGTTAAAAACTGCTTTTGCTCAAGTTGCGGCGGGCAAGGTCGGAAACGAGTTCAAGGCTCTTGGAATTGAGATTAACGCTTCAACTTTAAAATCTGATGGTTTAGCTGGCACGCTTGAAAAGATTAAAAAGTCAGGGGCTGACGCTGGCACAGTAATTAAAGCTTTTGGCACAGAAGCAGGCCCCTCAATTTTGGCCTTGTTGAACGATACAGAGAAATACAATCAACTTCTAGAGAACCAGAAAGAGGCACAAGGCGCAGCAGCCAAAGCAGCTTTTACGGCGTCAGACACAATTGATGGGCAGCTAAAACGTCTCACGACTGCATTCCAAAATTTATTTTCCGATCAGTCAGAGCTAGGCGTTGTTATCAAACAAACTTTCAAAGTGGCGGCGGTAACTGTTGAGGCGTTAGCGGCAGCAATAAACCTAACGCTTGCCCCTATACGGGCAATATTTGCGGCTGTAAATCAAGTTGGAATTGCTATTTCGCAAGCCTTAGGCGTTGATGGAACAAATGCCGCGTTTCAATTGGAACAAGGCTTCCAAAACATAATGAAAACAGTTGGACAGGTTCAGAATTTTATTATTGGATTTGGAGTAAGGATTGGTCAAGTTATCGGGAAACTTTATACGTTTATGATTAACGGCGGCAAAGACGTTGCAAGCGGTTTAGGCGGTGTATTTGCTGGGTTATTTGCAAAAGTTACAAGCTTTATTCAGAAAGCTTACAGTTTAATTCCGGGACCAATCAGGCAATTCCTTGAGGATAGAGTTGGGCAGATTACCTCTCTAGGCAAGACTCTAGCCGCTGGTGCTTCTAGCTTTTTTGCAGATACAGCAGCTTTAGGCGCTGGGTTTGCTCCAGGGGCTGGGCTAAGTCCAGGAGTAAGCCCACAAGATCTAGGGGGAGCGGCAGCTAATGGGATCGCAGCGACAGGCGGACAATTGGCCAAACAAAAAGAAGCAGAACAAAACAAAGAGGTTGAACGGCTTAGGAAAATTGCGGAACAACATGAAGCGGCAAAAATTAAGCTGCAAGAGCAGACAATGTTGGCATCTGCCATTACCGATGAAGAAAAGAAACGGTTTGAGCGTGTGATTCAAGTTGAAGAGCTCTTGCGGAACAAAAAAGAACTATCTGATGATCAACTACAGACAGAATTGAACCTTACTCACGAACTTTTTAAGCAACAAGATCAAACCGAAAATCTTATAGAAGCAGATAAAAACCGCGCTGACGCAATTAAAAAAGCGGCTGACGAGCAGGCTGCTGCTGCTGAAAAAATGGATCAGCTTTACAGCTCAATCGGCCAAACAATTACAACCGGCATCGTTGATAGCTTGACCGCCGCTGTTGATGGCACTAAGTCGCTGGCAGAGGTTGCGTCAGACACTCTCAGAAGCCTTGCCAACATCATGCTGAAGTTTGGCCTCAACACTTTTCTTAGTGGTCTTGGAGGGAATGATGGCGTTGGTTCCTTTAGCAAGCTTTTTGGAGGAGGCAGGGCCAGCGGCGGCAGCGTCAGTTCAAGCAAGTCTTATCTTGTTGGCGAACGAGGCCCTGAGCTATTCACTCCAGGCCGCAGCGGCAGTATCGCGCCAAACGGCGCAACGGGTGGCGTCAACGTTGGAACGATCAATATCACTGTTGAGAACACTGGTGAACAGCTGAATCCAGCAGCACAAAAGCAGCTTGCCGGTCAGGTTCAAGGTATCGTGTTATCAACGTTGGCCAATGAGCGCCGCAGTGGAGGAATGCTCTGATGGCATACATCCAGTTCAATGACATACCGCTTGATCCATCGCTTACGCAGCAGCGTTCACAACGTGTTCAGCGTGCTCAATTTGGTGATGGCTACAGCCAGGTTCTGACGGATGGCTTAAATGCAGAACAGGAGACATGGCAGTGTCAAACACCGCCTCTGACATATCCAGAGATCAATTCAATCGAAAGCTTTTTGCTGGAACAGAAAGGTCAAGCAATTTCTTGGATCCCACCGTTTAGCACTAAGACGTTTTCCAAGCCGTTTGCCAGTGGCAAGCTCAATCTTGGCTATACAAATTTAAGCGCGTTGACCTTAACTGGATACACAAGGCCAACTAATTACACGGCAAATTTTGTGACAGGTGTTTTGACTTCTGTCGACATTGCTGATGGAACGGCAATTCCAATTTCGCTGACACTTGCCGCTAAGAACTTTCTATTGTCTGATGGCTGGAGGATTAGCACCTTGAGTTCAGCCTATGCTCGATTGTCATTTAGTTTGACGAGGGTTTATGTATGACGCAAACGCCTCCTAACGCTGAAGTTTTTAAGCCACAGCTGCCGCAGATTATTGATCTGTTTACGCTCGACATCACGGCAATTTTGCCATCTGGTTCGTCAGATCAAGCAATTTATAGGTTTGCGAATTGGTCTCAAGTTAATGGCGCTGATGTTGTCTATCAGACAAACACTTATACGGCATTGCCTCTAGAGGCATCAGGCTTTGATCTAAATACCAAAGGGCAGTTGGCGCGTCCAAGTTTGACGTTTGCAAACGTAGGTCTTGGGATCACTGCGTTGACAAATACTTACGAAGACCTTGTTGGCGCAACGGTCCAAAGAATTCGCACGCTCACTACTTATCTTGACGGTGCTGAGGCAGCAGACCCAAACGCTTATTGGGGGCCAGACGAATGGGTTGTTGAGCAAAAAAGCAGCGAAACTAAGTTAGCGGTATCTTTTCAGCTAGCGATTCCATTTGATCTGGAAGGGCGTGCATTGCCTGGACGTAGATTATTGCGCGAGCAATGTCAATGGAGATATAGAAGTGATATTGGTTGTCATTATAGTGGAAGCAATTATTTCAACGCTAACGATCAAAGCGTTGCCAGTCTTAGCAATGATGTTTGCGGAAAAAGGCTTGACAGTTGTCGCCTTAGGTTCGGAAGAGTTGAGGTTATAAGAACTTTTACCTCAGGTGTTTTAGACCTGGAATACACTGACATCGCGGCAGGCAGTGTTGTGATTGTTGGTAATTACCAAGAGACTACGGACTTTACAGTTAATTCAACTACTGGCATCGTTACCTCTGTGACAATTGCTGACGGCGTAGTATTAAGAATTAGATTCAGTCCAACAGTTCAAGGCGACCGATTGCCATTCGGTGGGTTTCCTGGTCTTACGGACGCAATGGGCTAAACGATGCTTTCTCAGTACACGAATCCGATTACAAGCGAACAACAAGCAGGTATTCGCGCTTATGCAGAAGCTGCTCATCCTGTCGAGGCTTGTGGTTTTGTGCTTGCTGATGGAACGGTTGTCGAATGCACCAACACTGCAACACAACCTGACACGTTTGTGATCAGTGCAGAAGAAACGGCTTTGTACTTAGACGATGCAGTCGCTTCATGGCATAGCCATGCGGATTACGCCAGCATGAGCTTTGCGGACATCAATGCCTCTAAAGCGTTGAACTTGCCTTATGTGGTCTTTAACTGTGCTAGCACGGAGTTCTATTACTTTGATCCGCGCCAATCAGCAGGTTTAGTGGGGCGTCCTTGGATGTATGGCGGTTATGACTGCTATTCAGCTGTTCGCGACTGGTACTCGCAGGAGATGGGCGTTGAGATGGCTGATTATGAGCGTTTGTACGAGGGCGAATGGGCGCAACGTGGCTTCACGCATTTTGAAGATAACTTCGCAGCTGAGGGCTTTTTCAAGATCCCTAAGACGGTTGATCTGGAGCGTGGGGATGTGTTGCTATTTCGGATTAGGAATGATCACACTTGTAACCACGTTGCAGTGCTTGAGGATGTAGAGGCCAATCAGATTTACCAACACTTGGTTGACCGGGACTCAGCGATAATGGCTTACAGCGGCTATTTCCGCGATAATACGTTCATGGTTCTGAGGCGCAGCAGCTAATGGTCACCATCCGGTTGTTAGGTGAGGCTGGTAGGCGTTACGGACGTAGGTTTCAGCTTGCGGTAAAGACGCCTGCTGAGGCTTTAAGGGCATTGTGTTTGCAGATTCCTGGTCTTAGACAGTATTTGCTGGAGTCAGGCGAGAAGGGGATCGATTGGCGCGTTGTGACTGATCACGCGGAGGGGCTTGATGAAGATCAGATGTTGTGGCCAATGAGTAAGCGGATGGTGTTGGCTCCGTTGCCTGCTGGTCGTGGTGGAGTGGGCAAGATCATTGCTGGTGTGGCGTTGGTTGCGCTTGCCATATTTGTGCTTCCTGGGGCGCTGATTGGTGTGGGGACTCTCGGTACTATTGGGCTAGGGGCTTTTGCTGCTCCAGTTGGCGCAATTGGCGTTTCATTGATATTTGGTGGCGTAGCAGAACTATTAACGCCAACGCCCAAGATGCCCAATGTCAAAGGCGGTGGTTTAGGTGGCGGATCGAGTTCAACATCAGGTCGTGACAGGGACGAACAACTGAACAGCTTTGCCTTTGATAAGTCGAACGCGAATACAGTACAGGGAGACGTGGTTCCTGTTCTTTACGGTGAGCGCATCATTGGTGCGTTGCCAGTTTTGAGCTTTGGCCTTGAATTGCAGAATTACTTGTGATGGACGATCAAACCCAAGTGAGCAGCCTAGAAGTCAGCGGTGCTGGTGGTGGCGGCGGTGGCAAGCAAAAAGTCAATCAAACTGTCAATCAAACAGTTATTGTTCAGAATCCATCAAGACAGCCGGTAGTAGCTGCTAATAATTTATTTTCAGTTGCATTTGCAAAAACAGTTTACGCGACAAGCGAAGGCGTGCTTGAAGGATTCCCTAATGGCATCAATAAAGACATTTATCTAGACGGCGTTCCAATACAAAATCCCGATGGAACGAACAACTTTGATGGTTTTACTCTTGACTCAAGGCTAGGCGAAGACGAAACACAAACTCCTATCGCAGGCTTTAGCAGAACCGAAAACACTATTGGCGTCAACGTAAACGTCACGCAAGCTGCTGGTGCAATTACCAGGGCAATTACAGACACGGACACGGAACGTTGCCGAGTGATCATTGCTCTTCCTGCTTTGCAGGCTCAAAATGAACAAAACGGTGATGTTTCTGGTACTAGCGTTCAGTTCAAGATTGAGGTCAATTCAAATGGCGGCAGTTATACAACTATCTCCTCGCCAACTATTAGCGGGAAATCAAACAGCGAATTTCAACGCGCTTATGAGTTTGCGTTACCTGGCAGCGGTCCTTGGAACGTAAGAGTCACACGGCTAACGTCTGACAGCAGCAGCAGCTTTATTCAGAACACGATCAATTGGCAGAGCTTTGTCGAAATTATTGATGAAAAGTTTGCTTATCCTAATACCGGCCTTATTGCGTTAAAGGTTGATGCAAGACAGTTCAATACGATCCCTGACATTTCGGTTAAGCTTCGTGGCAAGCGCGTTCAAGTTCCTACTAATTACAACGCTGCGACTCGTACCTATACGGGTTTGTGGGACGGAACGTTTCAAATGGCATGGACTGATAACCCTGCCTGGATTTTCCGTGACATCGTTCTAAACGAACGCTTTGGCGTCAAGCGTTATGTAAGTTCTATCGCTATTGATCCTTGGTATCTTTACACCATTTCTCAGTATTGTGATGAGCTAGTACCGTCTGGCAGCGGTGGTACGGAGCCTCGTTTTACTTGTAACGTCTACTTACAGAACCCGGGTTCAGTTTATCAAGTGCTTAATTCGCTTGCCTCTTGCTTTAGAGGTTTGCTTTACTACAGCGAAGGAGAACTGTATTTAACGCAAGACCGGGAGCAAAATGTTGTTCAGCAATTTAGCGAAGCCAACGTCATTCAAGACGTAGCAGAAAACGGAGAGGTTCAATCGCCATGTTTCAGCTATACGGGATCAGCAAAATCAGCGCGTAAGACCGTAGTTTTAGCAAACTGGGATGATCCAACCCAGGTTTATTCAAGCGTCACAGAGTATCAGCAGGATGATGAGCTGTTGGACAAGTTTGGGTATAACCCTGTTGACCTTCGCTTGATTGGCGTTACCTCTCGCGGTCAAGCTTTACGAGCTGCCAAGCATACGCTTTTCAGTGATCGATATGAAACAGAAAAGGTTTCGTTCCGTATTGGAGCGGAGGGGATTGCGGCTGGCGTTGGTGAAATTATCAAGATTGCTGACCCATTAAAGCAAGGCCAACGTTTAGGCGGTCGCATTGTAGCTGTTGACGGAAACTTTATTACTGTTGACGCAGTTTTAACGCTGTCACCTGGAACTGATTACACTCTAACCGTTGTAATCCCTGAGGGGGAAACGGTTGTCAACAATGATGGCTCTACAAAAGTAAATCCAAAGCTAGAGGTTTTAACTGTTGTTGACTCCGCCGCTTCTGGGTTTAACATTAGCAATGTTAATATTGCAACCCAAGATTCTAGCGAAATTTTAACACAAGCCAGCGACAATTTGATTGTGCGTCTTATTGACAGTGACGAAACTACAACTACGTTTGAGGTAAGCTCGGCAGTAGCAACGCAAAATGGTGCTTTATGGGTTCTTGAGTGGACATCAATGAAAGCAGCAACTTACCGGATTATTTCAATTTCAGAAGTCGAATCTCTAATCTATCAAGTTGAAGCTATTCAATACAACAGTAGCAAGTACGGTTACGTCGATAACGACCTGCCAGTTGCGATACCAAAAGATCGTTTCACCGTGCAGCCTGTTGGAGTCCCTACCAATGTTTCAGGCGTTCTTCAATATTCAAATGGTCAAACATCGATCCAAGCTTCATGGCGTGCTCCGCAAGTAAACAATTCAATTGATTTGCTTGTTCGCGGTTACAAGTATCAATGGCGAAAAGTTGACGATACAGAATGGTCAGACATTGTTCAGTTGCAGGCAACAGTCGCTGAGATTCCCCTTTCTGTTCATACGTTTGGCAACGCTTATCAGGTTCGAGTTGCTGCAATGAATCGTCTAGGCAGCCAGTCTGATTGGGTTGTTTACGACGTTGACTCTTTCCCTGCTATCCCTGACTTAAGTGACGATGCTTTTGGGGCAACTGTTACACACGCCAACCAGCCAGACGGCACTCAGTTGATAATTGTCGATTCTGGAACGTGTCCGATATTGCCCCGTATCAATGGCTTCAGATGTTGGGTTAAACCTCGCAACCTATCGTCTGGCGAGATCCCTGGTGTCAAGCCACCTGGCGATGATGGCTGGTATTTCTTGACTGATATTCCGCTCACGGGGTATTACACCGTTGCATTCCACGCTCCAGATACTTACGACGTTCGCGTTAATTTTACAAGTGCAATTTTTGGCGAAAACCCAACTGATTACATTTATGACCTTGTGGAGCGTGATGAGATTGCGCCTCCTACTCCTAGCAATTTTAGTGTTGTTGAAAATCAGAATAGTAGCGGTAAGCGTTTTAGCTGGCAGCTGCCCACGACAGAGTACGGCAGTTGGGATCAAGGGCTTGTCGCTGATGTTGTGAGTTATGAGGTCAAATACAAGAAAGGAACGCTGGCGCTAAACGTTGTTGAGTTTGAAGTTGCAACTGATCTTGTCACAGTTAAAACCTCAACAGTCATCGGCACTAGAACTAACCAGCATTTACTGAGTATTGGTGATGAGATCGTATTTGCCGCTTCTTCTGGATCGCTGCCTACCGGCGTTGTTTCTGGAACGACATATTACGTTGCAAGCGATGGCTTTACGAGCACAGCATTCAAAATTAGTGCAACAAATGGCGGCGCTGCTATTAACTTCACTGGTACTGCAACTGGAACGTATAACGTTTCGGCTCCAGTGGACTTGAAGACTCGACTGGACGTTACCGCTACTTGGGGTGCTGGTCTTGAGTTGGCATCTGGCGGCTTGCCTGCACAGCAGCAATGGTTTGAAACGAGTTTGTTTGATGTTGGCACTTATGTGGTGATGGTGAAGTCAGTTGATGCAACGCAATGGCGCGCAGATCTTCCAGCGTATGTATTGGTGAACATAGGCGCTCCACCGATCAGCAATGCAGTGCAATCAATTGATGCAAAGAACGCACCGACGAACGATTGGCCTGGAACGTATGACAACTGTTCTGTGAGTGGCGGCGGTCTAGTTCAAACAGACGCAACGCTCGACAGCTACTTCACTTGGAATTTTGACAACAATAATACTGAAAGTGCTTTGCTGTTGTCTACAACATCAACAGCAACTTACGCTCACTCATTAGTTGCTTTAACGGGGCAAGCAACTGAGCTTACGCAGGAAGATGATTTCGATCTTTTGCAAGAAAACGATGATCGAATTTTGGCGGAACAACGGTATTACACTCCAACAGAATTAGCGGAAGGCGGAGTGGTTCATCCTTACGCGCCATTTGAGAAATTGCTTGGTGATGTGTATCGAGTTGAGACACGCTTCAAGAGTCCTGATGGCGGAACCACTGCTGGCAATATCACCGCATTAACGGCTCAACTTGATTATCCAGATGTGATCGAGAAGCAAAATGATGTGTCAATTGCTGCTGCTGGAACGGTTGTGGCATTGACCAAAACATTCCGAGCAGTTTCGAGCGTTTCAATTACAGCTCTTCAAACGGGTGGCAGCACTGCGGTAACAGCTGTGGTTACGGCTAAAACCACCAGCTCGGTTACTATTAAGTGTCTGGACTCCAGCGGGACCGGGGTCACTGGCCTTGTTGACATCACAGTAATTGGTTACTAATGGCTGACGCACGCATCTCCCAGTTACCAGCCGCAACAACGCTGGCCAGCACCGATATTGTTCCGTTCACAAGTATTAGTGCGAGTGAAACGCGCAAGATCACTGCAAACAATCTGGCGATTGTCCTGACCCAATTGGGGTTGACGGTTGGAACAGCTACTCCAGTAACTCCTTATAACGGTCAGCTTTGGGTCGATACCAATACGAACCCGCCAATCCTGAAGGTTTACAACGGCGCAACGTTCACGACTGTCAGTTTTCTGCCTGGATCGTCAGTTGCTACAAGCCCAAGCGGCACTGCGCCTTCGAGTCCAACCTTGGGGCAATTGTGGCTTGATACATCTCAAACGCCGGATGAATTAAAGGTCTATGACGGCGCTGCTTTTGTTCGTGTTGATCCCTTAGGCATCACTGATACTGCGGCAGCTGCTAAGTATTTGCAGATAACGACGGCAGCAAGTACATATTTGGCGCTGACTGGTGGAACGCTGACGGGAGACTTGACGCTGACAGGCGATCCAACAACAACAAATATGGCCAGCAATAAGGGCTATGTTGACGCTCAAATCGCTGCAATCCCCTCAGCCACTGACCTGACACCTGCTGGAACGGTTATTTATTCGGCAAGGTCTACCGCTCCAACTGGTTACATCAAAGCCAATGGTGCTGCAATTAGTCGATCAACATTTTCAGTATTGTTTGCAGCGATTGGAACTCAGTTTGGTGTAGGCGATGGATCTACCACGTTCAATGTGCCTGATTTGCGTGGTGAGTTCATACGCGGTTGGAGTGATGGTCACACGGTTGATTCCGGTCGAACGTTAGGGAGCAACCAAGGCGATCAGAACTTATCGCACAATCACACTGGATCTGTTACCGGATCTGGAACGCATGGTCACACTTACGAGAAAACGGCTGGGGGCACTGACCACGATGGCAATGGAAGCGGTACTCCCCTTCGATCTACTGTTAGTACGGCTAATGTCGGTGGGAACGGAGGGCACGGCCACGGGCTTTCTCTTAACCCCAACGGCGGCACAGAGTCACGTCCTAGAAACGTGGCCTTGCTGGCTTGTATCAAGACCTGATCTAGCGTTAAAATCAAGGTACTAGGAGGCGCGTTATGGCTGAAATCAAAATTAATGACCTGACTGCTTACACGTCTCCAGTCAGCACTGACGTTTTGCCAATTGTCGATGTTGGCAACGATGTAACCAAGAAGGTCAGTATTGCAGACTTGGTAGCACTGGCCGCTGTTA